TAGACCGGCACCTTGACCACTTTGAGGATCTGGTACACCGCCTGGAACAAGGTGCCCGACTCGGTGCCGGTAGGGTCCAGCAGCGCCTGGGTGGTGAAGCTGTTGATGCGAAACGGGGCGTTTTTCGGGATCGATGCGTGGGCGTTGGGGGCAGTGCCGACCAAGCCAATCACGTTATCGCCAAGGCCACCCATGGCCTCGGGTGATTCGGTGGCATTCACAGTGATGCCGTTGTGCTCGAAGTTCAAAACCTCAGCCATGATTATTCAGCCTTCTTGGTGGTGGAGTTGAGGACGCTGGTCAGTTCCAGGCGGCCAGCGGTGCGCAAGGCGGATGCTTCGACGTCCAGCAGTTCCAGTTCTTCGCCAGCGGTGGACCAATGGCCGTTGCCGATGGGGAACGGGATAAGGACGGTGTAGGTTTGGCGATCAAACATATGTGGAATTCTCCGGGTGTAGAACGGCAAAGCCCCTGCGAGGAGGGGCTTTGGGGAGGCGAAAAAAAACCGCTTTCGCGGCGGGTTATTTCAGGAAGGTAGGCAATTCTGGCCATTCCACCTTGTAGGGGTCGCCCGTGTCTTGTGGGACCTCACGCACTGCCTGTCGATAAAGTGCAAGCTCACTACGTTGCGCGTCAGTGAGGGAACTATCCACGGACTGCATTACATCTGTAACAGCCAGCAACTGTTGACGACGAGTGCGAATAGAGGCCCATTCGGCAAGAGCAATAGACTCAGGGTTAGGTTTATACTGAGACTCCGATTCAACTATCTCATTCACTTAAAATTCCACCTTATCAGTAAGCGACAATTTCGACTTAATGCTTCCAACGGCGAACAAGCCGCCAATACCGACTTGCATAGTATCAATACGAATCGTAGTCACATAAATACTTGGAAATTTCAACCGCATAATCACATTACCACTCGCATCCGTATAAATCCCCGGAGACATATTCCCGAATACAGATTTATTCAAGACCGCACGCTGTGGTGAGTAGCAATAACCCACAATAGTCTCATCCACGATACTTGCACTGCCATAGCTATAGCCACGAATATTAAACCAGAACATCTGATCGTGAGTATTAATGTTAACTGGCAATTTAAAGTGCATGTACACTTCAGCTGAAGTTCCTAGATCAACGACGGAAAAACCACCTGACGCCCCAGTATTCTGAGGGCCACCAGTATCCCATACGCCACCTTGGAAGACGTTTAGCTGAACCGAACCTGCGGCACCGACCAGCCCCACCATATCTTTTTTGCTGCGGAAATCATCAAACTCTGCCCGTGCAATGTCCATACGGCTATCTATTTGAGAAATCTTTCCATTAACCGCAGCTGTCAGATTATCTGCGGCAGTGACCAAGTCACCAATTTTCTGCTCAATACCCATACTTAACCTCTAATTTCAAATGCCAAGGGAGTCACGTAAACATCCCTCACGGACACGCATTAAACGTTGTGTTCCAGTTCCATCACTCGAAACAACATACCTAAATATCGCCCCATATTATTCACATTAGCAGCGGCAACAGCCGCCAACTCTTCCGTAAAAAATAAATTAAGGCTTTCGCTACCCACCACAATCGTCACGCTATCCGTCGGCAACGGCGAAACATCCAACGTAAACTTCTGCAGCACCCGAGCCGCCGCCGCCTTATACGTCAGCAACTTCCCCGCCACGGAATACACCGCCAGCAAAGTCCCGCTTGCGAGGTAAAAACCGAACTCGCCAATTTCATACTCGCCGTCGCCATCAAACAGCGCGGCCATCCTGAGTTGGCGCTCGCCCAGGTCTTCGTAATCGACGATGGCCACCCGTTGGCGCTCGTCACGCAAAGCCACTTCATCCAAACCTTTGGAGGTGAAGCGCACCAGGCGCGTTATTTCATCTGTCATGGCTGCGCCCTGAGGTCGTAGTCGTTAATGGTGTAGTGCTGGGCAACCCCGGCACTGTTAAGCCGAGCAACCAGCGCCAATTCCGGCAACGCGCCGTTTAGATAAAACTCGCCGTCGCTTAAAGGGGCGTCGAGCACTTGCGTGAACGCAAGCTGACCTTCGGTTTCATGCACGATGGTGATCGTCGCCTGATCGCGCTCACTCTTGGCCGCATTGATACGCCGGATCAGCCGGTTGTGATCACCGCTGGACCAACTGCGCCCGATGATCGCCTGTACGTCGAAGGTGTAAGGCACACCCAAGGGACGCTGCTGATACCAGGCGCTGATGTTGGGAGTGAAGCCCAATGACTCCACCGCATGACTCAGCGCCTTGGGCGTACCAGCCTGGCGCTGGATCTGCCAGGACAAGGCCACGGTCAGGCGCTTTTCCGCCTCGCTGGCCTCGGCATCCCATTCACTGACGCCGCGGTCGGCGGCCAGGTACGGGAGGAATTCGCTGGGGGTTTGAAGTGGGTTCATCAGCGCTGGAAACGGCGGTGTGACGCGCTCGAGCAATGTGCCGAAACCCAGGTCCAGGGCCTTTTCCAGCGGTGAACTGTTGGCCGGTAGCAAACTCGCTTTGGATTCACTCATAGCGTGCGCACCTCCACCTCGACGCCCGTGCAATACGGGGCCTGGAACGCGGTGCTGACGATGGGCGCCAGCGGTTCAAGAATTTGCAGCTGGGCAGCTCCGGCACTGTGGATGGCGTAGTCGATCCAGCTGGGGTCGACCCGCCCTTCCAGGCGATGGCAGGACTCTGCGTAGTCTTGCAGCAGTTTCTGCGCCGCTACTTGGGTCAACCCCGAATCCGGGCCGGCGTTGATCTTGGCCACCACGCGAATCTTGTAAGGTTGAATCTGAGCGCCCTGGACGGTGACAAGATCGGTTTCCGGCCTTACATCCGGCCGTGCGAAATGTCGACGTACACCGTCAAGCAAGTCCGCGGACGGCGTGCCGTCGCCCTCTCGGGAAAGCACAGTGACCATGACTTCACCCGGTGCGGTGCGTCGGGCGTTGCCGTCCTTGACCTGGGCTGCATAGCCATCCGGATCGAAGGTGTAGATGACGCTCACCACTCCCGGCGTCGCGCTTTGCACTTTCACCGCCGGGCGCTCGCCAAGGGTGAACACTTCGCGGCGATACTGCATCCGCGAGCCGGCCGCCGGAGCATGGGGCGCCAGGTAGTAACGCAGGCGAGCGTCGTCGTCGCTTTCCAGGGTGGGCGGCACGGGCGGGAAAGCCGCCGGGTCGCCAGGGTCGAGCACTTGGCGTTCCAGGCCCATGTCGGCCAGGCGCGCATCCAGGTTGCTGCCGGTAGCCCACCACGCCAGCATCTGCTTGATACGGGCGTTGTATTTGCGCTCGTGGGTTTGCAGGCGCACGCAAAACGCTTCCAGGGCCAGGGTCAGCAGTTCGCTTTCGTTGTCGAGGCTGGCCTTGAGTTTGACCGCGCTTTGCGGTGCACGGGTGGAGACGTAGTCGATGACGAACGCCTTGAACTCGGCCAGCAACGGTTCGAACTCATCCACCGTGATGATGGCCGGTTCCGCCAGTTGGTTCTGGCCGGGGATCAACATGCTCATGTCACGACCTCGAAGGTTTGTTGGCGGTTTTTCCAGGTACCGGCAAACCGCAGCAGCAGGCCGGCGCCTTGGCGGGTGGCGACGATGACCTGGGGGTCAAAATCGTCGATGCCGTTGTGGGTGTTGTAGAACGCCTGGGCGGCATGGCTCTGGGCGAGAATCAGCAGGTCGTCGCCGAGGTTTTGCCCGAGCAACTGCGGGATCAGCGAGCCATACAACGGACGCTTTTGCCGGGTACCCACGGGGGTGGTCAGCGCTCGGGTGGCGCGCTGCACAAATTGCAGCCAGTCATCGACGGCTGCCCCGGTGTTCCTCTCGATTCCGAGCATGGGATGTCCTTATCGGGGGCTGATGACGCGTCCTTGATGGTCCACTACCGGGCCGCTGAAGTGAGCTCCGCCAGCATCCAGCAACAGGCTGGTGCCGCCGATTTGCAAAGTGATGCTCTGGGCATTCATGGTCAGGCTGGCGGCGCCGACTTTAATGTCGACCTGTTCACGGGAGCCGCTGACGGTGGTTGGGCCGTTGACCCAGTTGAAGGTATGGCTGGCGTCGTCGTAGTCGCTTTGGGTGCCGTCTTGATGGCGACGCCTGGTCAGCGTCGCAACGCTGGAGACCGGCGGAAAGCGATCACTGTTGAGGCCGAACAGCGCCACTGACTGCACGCCGCCCTCCCCGCCACCGTAGTTAAGCAACAGGCATTGCTCGCCGACCGTGGGGATGCGGGTTTCCGTTTGCGCACCGGCGCTGGGGTTGAAAAAGCGGATCGCCGGGGTCAGCAAATCACCGTGGCTGACCTTGCAGGTGTTGCTGGCCGCATCGACCTGCTGGCAAATGCCAATCCGGCAGAAGCTTTCAGCGCGGCGGTAGAGGTCTTCGAGTTGGGTCTCCATCTCTGCCAGGCGTTCGACGATCGGTCCCAATTGCATGCGTAACAGCGCGTCGAACATGGGCTACTCCGCCAGTGGTTTGTATTGGGCCGGGTCGTCGATGTTGGAGACGTCCCAGGTGCAGGCAAACAGCGGCTGGCCTGTAGGATCTTCAAGTAACGGCGGCCCCAGATAGAGGGTTTGAGTGAAGGAAACCGTCCAGGTGTCGTAGTCCGCATCAAGGGTGCTGCGCACAGCCGGAGCGGCGACGATATTTGCGGGCAAATCGCACTGTGCCTGGGGCAGGTCCCAACGGTTATCCAGCACAAGGTCCATGAGTTGGCTGGCCAGGTCGCAGGCATCGAACGGCAATGCCCCGGGGGCGACAATGGCCCTGAGTGAAATGCTCAGCACGTGAGCCTTGCGCCCTTCGCGAGAGCGAATGCCCGGGCCATTGCCTTCGACCGTGACCTGCACACCGGTTTTTTCAGTGTCGCCCTGGAAGTCCTGATGACTGCCGACCTTGAGGTCCGGGAAGGCTGCATGCAGCGCAGCGCCCACGGCCTGGGGCAGTTGGGATGGCTTTTCGATAAGCGTCATTTTATGTAGCGTCCTTGCAACGATTACTGCGGGTCCTGGCGGGAGCCTTGGTTGATCCCGATGCGCTTGGCCGCCCACCGTTCATAAAGGCCGATAGCCACGTCAGCACCGGCCATGGCGGTCAGGCAACCAATGGCGCCGGCGGTCCAGATCGACATCCCCGCTGCGTAGCACAGCATCAAAGCCGAAACCCCGCAGACCATGCACGCCCCGGAACGCAGGGCCAGGCGTCGGATCAGCGACCAACCGCGGGCCCCTTCCTTGTCGGCCCGCCACATCTCGCCGGATACACCGCCGATCACGGCCAATACGATGACCAGCCAGATAGGCATTTCCGCTAACGCTTGCTGTTCATTTGTCATGTCACGCCTCCTGGCTGAGCAATTAATAATCCATATTTCATTTACAGATGCTTCGATAGGTAGGCATTCCAAAAAGCCCGGTTGCCCGGGCTTTTCAGTAATGCTGTCCTCGGACTTTCGGCGCTACTGGCGCGGTACGGTCCTTTCCTCGATGTTTTTCCGAC